GAACCTGTACCTCGAAATTCAACGGAGGGACCATCATCTGTCACCTCAGATCTCAACCATGTATTTGCTCCCATAACAACACCAGAGTGTGCGGTGTTTTTGTGTCTGGTAACAAATGAGAATTTGTTGCAGCAATAGGCCAAAAACGTCAGCCCAACTCCTTTCATTCCAATGATGCCTTCTTCGTTTTCCTTTTTGAAGCCCACGTTTGGAAAAAATACCTTTGGCACATTAGCTTTTGGAATGCCGCCGCCATTGTCTTTAACCGTAATCGCGCGTCTCTTCACATCAAAGTCGATGGTAATGAGGCCGCGATCGACGTCCTCATTTTTAAGGATGGCATCGTGCGAGTTTTGAATTATCTCACTCAGGATGTCAAGCCTAGGGTCACCATATGAGTTCAGTATCTCATTGATGTTCAATCGTTCACGTTTAATTTGCTCTTCTTGCGAGAGGGGTTGCAACGGCTGTAAGATGCTCTGCTTCTGCATCGTTCCCACTTTTCTGTCTACCTCAAGCTGAGTCACGTTGTTCATGGCTAAATGGTCTAGTTAGTTATCTCCTTTGTTCTGCGAAGATACAACTTCTCAGGATACCCACATCTCATCACCCTCCTGAAGTTCCTGTACGCGGACGTCCACCCTCTGGCCATCCCTGCGAACTGGCATGACGTGGTCCCCCGTGAGGCGCAATGCGGTGCCGTTCTCCATCTCAAGCTCAAACACTTCGTCCTCGTCCGTAATATCACGCACATGGACCTGTACAAGCTCTCCTTTGCCGCTTTCGGTCTCCACAGCGTCTCCAGCCGCCACCTCCCCGATGGGCTTGAGACTTCCATCCTTCATGAGGACCACAGAGTCTTCCGTCAGACAATTCCGTGTCGGGTTCAAGAACCTCTCAAAGTACAACCCAAACTTGAGCGGGTCGATCTTGGTGATATCGAGCACCCACGAGAGAAGTGATCCAGCAGCAGAGCCACGTCCGGCACCTACCTCGTATCCATTGGATCTGTAGTGCCTCAGCACCTCCCAGTTGATCATGAAGTAATCGAGCATCTTCTTGCTCTTTATGACCCCCAGTTCATACTCCAGCCTATCGAAGTACTTCTTACGATCCTCTTCGCTCATAATGATGCCGCTTCTCTTTTCCCGCTCCGTCAGCTTCTTTTTGAGTTTGGCGTGGGACATCTTATAGATTATCTCCGTTGGGTCCGATGTCTTGAAGAAATCTATGACATCTTGCGTGGGCTCATACGCGGGATATTTCTCAACGCCTATCTCGAACTCGAAGTTGCAGCGCTCGGCCAACAGGAGCGAGTTGTCCATGAACTTCTCGATCGCCTTCTCCGGATAATGATACCCGAAGTTCTTGTTGAACTCTATGTAGTTTCTCCTGTTGGGCATGAACAAACTGCGCCGATCGAACAGCCGCGCTTTGCTGAGCGCAGCACCGTTCTGGCTCATGGCGTACACAGTGTCCTGAAGCTCGTTGCCGTTGGGCAACGCATAGTGGACGTCGTTGTCCATGATGGTCGTTATCCGGTGCTCAGCGGCCATCACCAGCAGGAATTCATTGAGCGCCTTCTGCTCCGCCAATTCACTGAACTTGATCTCCACGAAAAGGTCATCGCCGAACGCTTCCTTCAATCGAAGAATATGCGCCTTGGCCTCCGTTCTCTTGCCCTTCTCCAGAAGGTCCGCCACGTAGCCCTCATGACCAGAGGTGCTCACCATCAGGCCTTCTTTGTTCTCAATGAGCCAATCGGTGGTAATGCGGCTCTCTCCGGACCTGAACCCTTTGCTGTGGGAGAGGAACAGGAGCTTGTTGAGGTTGGAGTAGCCCGCCTTGTTCTTGATGATGATCTTCTGCACATATGACCCTCCCTCGTCCACCGGGTTCTCGAACAATCCGATGTTGTTGTTGAGCATGAACTCGCACCCGATGATGGGTTTGATGCCCGCCTTCTTGCACTTCTGGTAGAACTCGAAGGACCCCGATACGTTGCCTCTATCCGTCAGCACCAAGGCTTTGTGGCCAAAGTCCTTTGCACGCTTCACATAGTCATCCACAGAGCTACCGCCACGCAACAGACTATAGAACGTGTGGACCCCGAAGGTCACGAGAGGTTTGAACAACTCTTCCTTCGGAAGTTCTGCGGTCTTGTCTTTGCCGAACAGCTTGCGCTTCTCCGGGGCCGTCTTGAAGCCGAGAATCCCCAATTCTTGGAGCTTGAAGAAACACCTGCCAAGCGCCTCGGTATCCACCAACGCATCGTGGGCGCCGTCGAACTTGGTATTGAAGAGCTTCATGTGAAGCTCGCTCAACTTGGGCCATTTGTACCTTCCGCCGAATCCCTTGGCCTGAACGAAGTTCACGGTGGACTTCATCGTACAGACGGTGAACACGGCGTCCACCGGATTGTCATCTCCCGTGCGCAGGAACTCCGAGCCGATTACGTTCTTGTCGAAATCAACGTTGTGGGCCACCATGTACGGGTGGCGCGACAACGCCTCACGGAACAGGTCAAGGACCTGCTTTACCGGTATGCCCTTCTCGTGCGCCCGCTCGTTGGTGATACCATGCACCTCGATGGCATCCATAGGGATGTGGAACCCATCGGGCTTTATCAGGTAATCATGAGCAGAAAGCTTCTTGCCGTTCTCATCATACTCTATCCACGCCAGTTGGACCATTCTGGCGGTCCCCCAAGCATTGAAGTCCGATGGAGGGGCTTTATAGTCAAGCGGCTTTCCGCTTGTCTCGGTGTCTACTAGAATGTACATGGTGGGAGAGGGGTCTTGCCTCTATCACAAATGTACATAGGATAGTCTTCACAAATGAAATGATAATCTCGGCAGGGAGAACAGTGGATGGCCCACGATGGTGAGTATGATGTTGACAACCAGCACAATAACGGTGGCCACCATGATCCAATTGAGCGCCTTGTTGATGAGGTCCGGCAGACCCATGCGGGCGAGACCCCAGTTGACAACGACGTAGATCACGCCGATGATGACGAGCCAGAGAATGGATTGAAGTAGTATGTGCATACTACAACGATAGACCCTGTCAGGCCTAAACCAAAGGTCTCAGGTCGTGGTGTTCAGAGGAAGCACGTCCAACTGCATCTTGATCCCCATCGCTTCCATCTTCAACAGCGCTTCGGCATTGCCCTTGGCGTCGTTAACAGGATGGTGGTCGTGTTTGGTCTCTCGCAGGTGTTTCCACTGAACGCGCATGTCCTTGCACATACCAGCGTACAGATCGCCTATGCGTCGGCCGGAGAAGCCGAACGGGTTCTCCCCGATGAACCGGTGGAAGTAAAAGTTGATCCAAGCAAAATCAAATCCGTTGTTATCGGATATGAACACCGGTTTACCCTTGGAGTTCGCCAGTATCCACTCCTTGAAATTGAGCATCACATGCTTCGGATCATCGAAGGTCTCGTGGGTCTCGCGGTCGATGCCGCTGATGGACAAAGCCTTCGGGTCCCACTTTTCCGATATGGGACTGACCTCCCCGTAGAACGTTCTACTCAGGGTGGGTTCCACTATGACTGCGCCGAAGCACACCATGGAGTAATCATGAGGGATGGGGCCATCGGCCTCTACGTCAACAACTATGAGCGACATCAGATCAGTTCTTCAAGCTGTGTAACATTGCCTTGGATGCTGGAGGACACGTTCTCCAATCGACCAACGATATCCTGAAGCTTGCTCAAGGTACTCGTGGGCATGGGCCTATCATCCGCCTTCATTTCGTTCGAAGGTCTTGCTCCATCCGTTCTGTCAACAATGGTGGAGATACGACTATCGGACGCGGCGACGCTTGTCAAGCACATTTCAAGCCTCTGGATGAGACTCGCAATCCTCGTTTCCTTCTTGCCTGTAGGGACTGCATTATTGTAGTTCATAAGACAAAGATAATCCTTTCATGGATACCGCCAAATCCACTTAGTACTCGCTGTCGTAGTCCTGCCGCTGCTTGAGGAGCTTCTCGCGGATGACGTGTATCTCATAGATCATCTTCATCAGGCGCTTGCGCGCCCTGATACCGGCCTTCTTCGTCTTGGTTGGGCCATAGAACTTGAGGAACTCCTTGTCCACTTGGGCCACGGCGTCCTTCACAGCCTGCCAATCCACAAGGACCTTGTGGTTGTCATTGACATTGCTGATGGGCTTCATTCCGCATCTCCTTGTTCCTCAATGGTCGTGTTGTCTGGCAAGATGACCTCTTCGGCGCTGGCCATTCCCTCGGTCTGCTTCATGAAGTCATACAGCTTGGCTGTCTGATCATTGTAGTTCTGGAGCAATGGATTGTCGCTCTCCACGAACATCGCATCCTTGATCACGGCTTTCTGCTGCCGTTGGTCCTTGGCTGTGAGCACTCCGAATTTCTGTTCCAATGCCGTCATGAGCGATTCGGTGCGGGCCATCATGTTGCCCCCGCGCTCGATGATGTTCTGCTTACCGCGTTGTATCATGGCGCGTTCCGCCTCTTCCTCGCGGTCATCTTCGAACAGTTCATCGATCATCTCGATAAGCCTTTGTTTGCGCTGTTCCTTGGTGAGTTTCCTGTTCTCGCCAAGAGCCATCTCTGGGGCCGATTGCGCATCTCCTCCTGTAGGAGCGGAGCTTGGAGCGCTTCCCGTATCGCCACCCTCCATTCCTCCAAGATCGGGTGGTCCACCTCCCATGTCCATTCCGGCGCCATCATCTCCCAGCGCACTTGAGGCGTTGAAGCCATCGGATTCTCCACCGCCGCCGTTTTCGCTTCCAGTGCCTCCATTGGGGTCGGCACCAGCTATCTCGTAGCGTTGGTCGATATCCTTGAAGATACCGGTCTTCCTATAGGTCTCAGGGGCCGCATCGATCTCCGCAAAGAGCTTCTTCTCGACCTTCTTCTGCTTGAGCATCTTCTTGATCGCGTTCTTGGAAAATGACAAGATGTTCTCCATGGTCCACGTCCAAGACGCGAATGAGTTCGCATCCATGCTGTGCCATTCCTTGGCGACCTCCAGACGCGCTTTCATGATCTCAAGCTTCATCAACTCCATCTGTGTGGATGGATTATTGAGCTTGAGGGTGAAGTTCTCATAGTCCTCCTTGAACCCAAGAAGGAACAAGTGTACCTTGGCTATCTTATGCAACTCCATCAGCACCACCTCTTGGAATCCGATGATGGTACGGGCGAAACGGATGTCGGACTGCGAGAGTGTGGTCCCTCCCTGAAGGCCCTCGGCGAAGTTCAAGTATGCCTTTGGCACCACGAGCGAGCAGAAGAGCTTGTTCTCTAGGTACTCAATATCTTGGATATCTCCCAGATTACTATTGTACGTAAACACCTGACAATCAAGGGAAAACGTGTGATAATCATGGTACTGCTCTTGGCCATCTATAGTCAATGTTCCCGTGTCTTGAGTGTCGGTCAACCATTCGACGGAGACGACTTTGTGGTTGAAGAATTCCACCTTCTTGGTGAAGTCCCTCCAGTTCTTGTAGCCGAAGGACACAACCATCTTGTTCAGGTTGTTGTGGGTGAAACCACCCTTCATCTTTGTCAACTGCTTGTTGCCCGCGTTGAGTGCCATGAACTCCTGCATGAATGCCGATCCTGACTCATTGATGCGCACCAATATCTCTGCCCCATTCAGGTTCGATTTGCACATGCTGACGACCGACTGCAACATGGACTCCGTGTACTTTAGCTTCTGCTTGGTCGCAACTGCCTCGCGTATGCTGCCCTCCTCCCATTGCTTCTTGACGTTCTTGCTCTGCCTCTTTCTAAATTCAGGCGCATTCTGGCTCACCTGCAACGCCTTCGATGTTTTCTCATAGAACCTCTTCTTGAAGCCGTCGTTCTTCATCAACTCCTGCAAAGCGGGAGTTGCCCTTGAAAGATTTTCCTTCGCCACACGAAGCTTATTGTCAAGCTCATCTTGGCTAAGGTTTGACCAATATTCTTTTCTTCCAACAATCCTCGCGTCTTCATGATTCGCCCACATAGACTGGTGAAGCATGACGTGGTCATGATAAGACATGAACTTCAAGTTGGAAGGCTGATTGTTGAACCTATTGAAGTCATAATGGTGGATTACGTTCTTCTGCTTGCTTTTCTCACTCTCCAAAAAAACATGCTCATTGTGTTTTCCTAGTGACTTGAAGTACCTCCCAACCATTTGGTGTGTGAATACCCACTCGTTGGTTGAATGGTCATAGATCTTTTCATAATCCTTGGCCTTTGGTTTGTTCTTGAATATCGGCTCTTTCTTCGTATTGAAACTCCACAACGATTCACCCAACAGGTCTTTTGCCTCTTTCTTGCCGTTGAACTTGGTAGGAAACTTGTGATCAGGAGTGCAAATGAACGACTCACCATTATCAAGCGTCAACTTCACCACCTGCGTATCCTTTCGGGTCACACCAGCCCATGTGATCTTGCCCGGAACCATCTCACCAGTCTTGGGGTTGATGGAGTAAGACCATAACTCCTTACCGGATTCATGTTCCTTGATGATGTCGTTCAACATCAGCGATCTTCCATCAAGCAAGCGAATCTTGGTGTCAAGCGCCAAGCAGGCTCCGGGCAGGGTATCGATGCGCGAGTGGTGCTCACCACGCACAGGAAGGAAGTAATCCTCCGATACGTTCTGTGGGTTGTATTTGAATTCCTTGTTGCCGTTGCGCGGATCCGCAACAGGGGCTTTCTTCACAGATCGTTGCATGGCTTGAATGAACGGACCTATCTCGTCCGGGGCAAGGTTGCCAACTTCGATGTAGAACACCCTCCTGTCGGGAGCACGTGTGATACGATAGACCAACAGGGCGTCTTCGGCCAATTGTAATTGCTTCCATGTCTTGCGCGCCGCGTCCAATATGGACCTTCCGTACGGAAGACGCTCGCTGTCCTCCATCAACCGGAAGTGCGCCACTTGCCACTCCGTGTAATAGGTGCTCCTAACATCATCGCGGAACCTGACTACATCGGGCCCATTGTTGTAGTTCTCTTCCCGGTGTATCTCGGATGTGGGCAGATTCCTCAGACCAACAACACCCTTGTCCTTGTCTATCTCCAAGAGCACGAAGTGATCGCCATACTTGAGTAGTTCGCGTATCCACAGCTTGAGCATGTAGTTGACATTGAGCCTGTTGCCGAACAGTTCAGTCAATGCCTCCTTTACCCGCTCTTGATCGGAGTACACCTGAAGTATCTCTCCGTATTCATTGGGTGTGAGGCACTCGTCGCGCATGATATTCAAGGCCTGACGGACCTCTGGAGAATGGTCCATGGCACGATAGTCCTGATAGGCGCTGATACGGTCGGAGTCGAAGTATATCGGACGCGAATACAGGTCCTTATCGAGCTTTTGGACCTGCCAGTCCAACCACTTCTGTTGCACATCCTCGCGGCTTGTGGCGCCGCGCGGGTCGAATTGCTGCGGAACGTTCTTCTGTGGGTCCTCCTGCCTCGCGCTCTTCTGCGGATTTATAGCATTCAGAAGACCTATGAAGATGTTCTGATCCTTATTGTTCTCTGCCATGATAGTAATATAGTTCTTGAGCTATCGAAGGGAAAATCAACCCATCAGCCACGATAGGTCGTTTGGGTCGTCCTCGCCATCAACATCCTGTCCGTCCCTGAAGTAGAACAGGCCACGGTTCTTGTTCTTGGCATCGCGATTCTTTTGTTCCTCGTTCCTCTTTTCCTCGGGCGACATCTGTTTCCCGTACATAGGAGAGGAAGACGTGGAGAAAGCGTCGAGCATGGACTTGGTCAACTCGCGATTGACCACTATGTTCGCGTATTCGGTCTCGCGGATGTACAGGCCTATACCCAAAGCCATGATGAGGTCATCGTTATAGCCCGATTCGGCCTCGGCCACGACCTTGTCCTTGGAGACGTTCTCCATCACCCATGTGTTGAACTCGTTGAGCAAGCGGACCGAGTTGATCTTCACCGACCCCTCTCTCATGGACCTGCGTATGGCGTCCACCACCATCACCTTCGACTGGAAGGTGGTCTGGAATCCGGGTATCTTCTCGTCCTCATCGACCACGTAGTCCTCATATCCGGACGGTCTCACGTGGATCTTCTTGGTGCTCTTGCTGTAGAATATCTGGTTCTTATCGTACTGTAGGTTCCGCGTCAGCTTGTAGGTGGTGGCGAGTCCGAAGGAGTTGCCCTCCACCACCACGAAGGCCGTGTTGTAGGCCACTCCGATGGCGTATATCATATTGGCGAACAGGTCGGGGTCTATTTTGCCTTGGTACTCCGCCACCTGTTCGAGCGTATCGACCTGTATCACCTGTATGGCGCTGTAGTCCTTTCCGTCACCTCGTGCAACGTCAGCGCTCACGATGTACTTGACAGGGGTTCTTGTACCATCGGGGCTCACGCGTACTTCGGGCCGCTTCCACACCCAGAACTCGTTCTTCAACTGCGTGAACGCGCAAGCGGTGTGATCGAAGTACCACTCCACCGGAGAGTTCTTGTTGATCTTCTCCCGATAATCGCTCAGTATGGTCTCATCCACCGCCAAGAGCTTGGACCCCAAGAATGAAAGATCAAGCTCCTGTGCTATGAGCACCGAATCGTGATTCATCTTCTGCCTCTGGTCCTCATACCAAGGGCTCCAGAACACCATCTTTCCCTTCTCAATGGTCTGTCGAAGTCCCTTGTTACAAACTGGGTTCTCCGTCCAGTGGACCTTGATGGGGTTGAATCCCCCTTTCCCCTTCTCAGCCTCCACCCAGTTCTCGTGGTACTTGTTACCAGAGCCGTACGGGGTCGATATCATGATGCAATCGCCCTTGGACATCGACAAGGCGAAGTTGATAGCGGTCCATATCGTCTTGTCATTCTCAACGAAGGCGAACTCATCAAGAATGACCAGCGAAAGCTGTTCGCCGCGTCCGGCCTGAGGCGATGCGGCCACGGACTCCGCCCAACTCATGTTGCTGAATTCTATCCTCGTGTCATTCCACTTCACCCTGCCTTCCTTGCTTCCGTTCATCGGCTGCAAGAACATGGGTAATGCGTCAATGAACGTCTTGACGTAGCTCAGGAATCGCTTGGCACCCTTACCGTTGTTGGCGAGTATGAGTATGCGCTCATTGGAGCGGAACATCAAACGCCACGCGACGTAAGCGGCAGTGATGACACTAAGGCCAGTGTTGTGCGTAAGTAGTCCATCCACAAAGAAGTTCTCGTTCTTATCAACAGAGATGTCGTAGCACTTCTGTACAGATGTCTTTTCTACCGTTTTGATGATAGTTCCATCTTTTACGTTGTGCTGTGCGCCCTTGATGATGTCGAAATGCTCTGGCCTTATTTTGTCGTAGATGCCTATCTGGTAGACGAATCTGGCAACGCTCTTAGAGTGGGTCACTCGAAGTTTGAAGAACCTGCTCTTCTGAAGCTTCATGTTCTTCACCTCGTATATGTTGGAGCGTATGTTGAATTTGTTCAGCAGCGATTTAACCTGATGCATGAACTCAAGATTGGGGCTGGCGATACCAAGCTCTAGTCTCTTGTTGGCCTTCTTGTTCATGATGGATACCCAACCATCCCCAGCAAACATCCGGTTGATGAGCAGCGCTATTGACTTGCGGTCCCAATCGAACACCTCTTGTGGCAACGATTTTTCTGCGGTCAGCTTTCCGGCTATGTTCTTGGTTTCACACCATTCCATCACTGGGTTAAGAGTGTTGACACCATGCTTTTGTCCCGGTAGATAGTCGAACCCATTCAGCTTTTTGGCGTGCCTCACATGAAGTTGCGGAAACAACTCATGAATGCTATCTTCAAATTCGGTGAGGTAGTTCAGGTTGTTATTGGTGAACTTGACTTGCCTTTTCGTGGACCCATCGGTTATGAGGTAAGCCAGCAGCTTCACTTCGCTTTCCAATGGGGCTATGGTGCCAAAACCAATGTTGTCATCCAATATCTCATCTCCACGCACAAGATCCTGAGCCTTAACGAATCCCTTGCCTTTAACGTAGAAAGGATGGTTTTCGCCCACCTCGAAATTGCGGGTGTCTTGAAGTTTGAACTTCACGCACTGCTTGTCACCACTACACCATGCATCATAGACCGTATCCACTTCCATACGACCTTCCTTCAAATTGTAGGAAAACACCTTGTCGCCCTCCCGTAGGTCCTGAATGAATCTCGGGCCGGAGGGGGTGTCAACTGGCGTATCGGCCTTGAGGCACTGCCGCGATTTCAGTATTATATTCCACGCGTTCTCAAGGTATTGGTTGATCACACGTTTCTGATATTCGTAGCACTCAATGGGGCCGAAGCCTCCTACAACGGCATTGAATGCGACACCGTGCCGATCGATGAAGTAAACGGGGTCGAGGGCGCACTTTACGAACTCCTCGTACTTCTCTTTTTCGGTCGCTACGTTCCAATCTTTGGGTTCTCTATGCATCAAACGCAGGAAAAACTGCGTCTATAAATAGCTTTGCGATCAGCAAAGTGTCTGATGCACAGCCTTAACCGGGCTCCGTCATATGCCGATGTATATGCTTGAGGCCGGAGCGGTGATGCCGGTTGACACATCGAAAATGCTGCTCATGTATACAACATCCGTCACGTTGTTCTTCGCATACAACTGATAAGACCCATATTCATCCGGCACGAATGAGGCCATGAACAAGGCGCGCGGAATGTCGTACAAAGAGATTGAGACCGACAACAATGATTCCTGTCCGTCCTTGAACAGCACTGTGTCGAACGTGGTGGCGGATACCGCCACATTGTTCTGGTCAAGCGATACCAGCGTATCGTATATGGTTACTCCCGTGGGGTATGGCACTACCCATAAATATGGCATCAATGCCCATTGCGCCTCAGGAGCCCAAGGAGTTTCTCAAACGCCTCTGTCGTCATGCCGTAGTCGTCCAGCAATGGCTCGCCCCTGTTGTCTTGCAGGAAGTTGGCAACAATACTGCCGACCTCCTTGCGGCGAAGGTCCGGATCCATAGGCGGCAGGTCTTCCCCGGTCATACCACCTCCTCCGTCTCATCCGTCTCCGATGAGAACCCGATGCCTCTACTGGCACCCTCGTTCTCCATGTGGTCTTTCATGACGCAAGACCTCTTGAGTTCATCCATGGCCGCGATGTCGCTCTTGATCTCCTTCTCCAACCAATCGGCCGTAGGGGCCACATTGTGGCTCTGCGCGCGCAAGACGAGCATGTGGACCACGTTGTAGATGTAGGCGCCCGTCTTGTTCTCGCCATGGAGCAAAGAGGCCACTTTGTCATCGACGAACGCGCTGATGGTCTTCTGGTCCGTAATGTTGCACTCCAGTCGCAGTGACTTCTTGATGATGTTCTTGACGTTATCCCGGTTGATCCTGCTGAAATTGAGTATGCGATGGAAGCGTCCGGGGCGCTGAGCGGCCATGTCCAGCAATTGGTTGGAATTGGTGGTGGCCAAGAAGCCAACATCCTTCGATATCTTCTTGGCGCCATCCATCACGTCCAAGAAGATGCCGAGGTTCTTGGAATATCCTCCAGCGGTCCTGCTTCCGAGCATCAGGTCGATGTCGTCCAGCAAGATGAGCGCGGGGGACAAATATGATGCGAACTGAACACAGTCCGCCATATGCTCGTCGATGGCTATCTTCACGATGGTCACGCCTTTGCGCTGCGCTTCGTTGGCGATGGCCGTCACCATCTCCGTCTTGCACGTACCCGGAGGACCCACCATCAGATACCTCAGCATGCTGTCGCTCTTATCGTAGACATCGAGGAACATCTTGCAATCGTGCATCTGGGAATCAGGGACATAGACATCATCGAACGTCGTCTTCTTCAGTTCGAACTTGTCCCAGTGTACGCCCTTTTTCAGGTCGATGCACTTGCCCTTGAGGTCGCTCACATCGAGGGCCATCTGGAAGAACAACTTGAATACCTCTGGACCCCTGAGTGAAATGGGCTCCTTTGTAGAGATGTTCGCGTAGTAGTGGATGCTCTGGTCCCACGATTTTTCCCATGTGAAGGCAAAGGAGAAGCTCTTGTCCTTGAACTTGAACATCGCCACGCGGTTGTGTTCGTTCATATCGGAGATCTTCAACGCCTCGCAGTGGCGGAGCTTGCCGATGGTGTAGAACTCCAAGTTGGTGATCTCCATCATGGAGGAGATGACCTCGTTGTTCTTGATGACGTTGAAGAAATTCTCGAACACCGCCTGCATCATCGGCGATATGTGATGGGTATGCTTGAGAGGTTCCTTCGGCACGCTGGCCTTGCCATACTTCTGCGAGTCGATGCTGCTGTCAGCATCCATATCAACGCTCTTGATGATCTGCGCAGCCTTATGCTTGGTGTTCGAAGGTGTTTTTGACATGGCAAGTGTTGTAAGAAGACAAATGTAGTCACTTTTCTCCTCTGCCGACTCTCTTGAGAAAAGAAATGACACTCTGCTTGCTGCAAAACCGCTCATGCGTTGGCACGCGGGCCAATATGCGACGCGGGCGGACGGACAGGGTCCGCAGCAGTTCTCTCACGTCCGCGTCGAACGACATGGCATAGAGTATGTTCAGGTTATACTCGTAACAGGAATCTCTCCAAGCCCTGATTGATGAGCGCAGGTCATTCTCGTTCATTCGTCCTGAGCGAGGTATCTGATCACCGAGGGCCAGTCAGGGAACTTGCCGCTTCCGAAGTGGATGTGTTTTCCCTCGAACGCATCGACTCCGTTGGCGATCCTGTCGTCGATAAGGTAGTCGCCCTTGAGCAGGCCCTTGTTGTGCGAGAGAATGAGGCGTTTGAAGGCAAATTCACCCAAGTGCCGCTCCACCCACACCCGCTTCTCGGATGGAGCATGGATGTTGGACCACGGAGCGGTGGACAGAATGTAAACGTCATAGTTACAGCAGAGCCCTATGAAGGCGCTAACAGCACCCTCCATGGGTTTCAGGTTCTCGAAGAACCCCTTCTCTCTTTTCTCCTCCTCTGTCTTGCCTTGGGCCGCACTGTCGTAGTCCGCCAATACGCCATCCATATCCACATAAACTGTCTTCATAACAACAAAGATAGTTTATGTATGCTGTCCTCAGAAGAAGCCTCCACCAAAGGACTCTCCTCCGCCTGTAACGACCGGAATTTCGAACACCATCCCATAATCATCCATGGACGCGATGTCAATGGGCGCCGCAACAGTGTCGGCCGGTATCTCCAGAATGAAGCCCGCGTCTTCTGACGAAGAAAGGTTGATGTCGTAAAGTGCCATGTTATTCCTGCGTCAAAAGTGCCCTTACGCGTATGTTATCGGCCAAACTCGCAGGAGTATATCGGATGTAGGTCGTTTCATTACCTTTGTCCGTCGATGTATATGCCACCCAGTTCGAACCTCCGTCCGTGGAGCGCTCCCACGTACCTGTAGGCGTTGCTGAGTCATCGTCCACAAGCGTTCCTCCACCTGCCACGGCATCATACAGCCGTACTCTGAGCGTTGGGACCGTACCTCCGAATGCCGTTGAATGGCGCCATGCGAACTGTTTCAAAGTCAGATTGGAAAGGCCCGCTGAGGGCTGATAGTGGCTGTCGGTCGTCTCGTCTTCGTACAACACGGTAACGCTATGTATCCTTGCTGGTGTGCAGTAGTTCGAGATCATCTTGAAGGTGAATGAAAATTGAATGGAAGCAGCGGCTGCTACCCCATCAAGATTGCCCGAATCATCAAGCAGGGTCCATCCTCCCGAGTTGTCGCTTATCCCGGCCGTTCTATAGTACATCCTGAACGGCTCGGGTGGAATACCGTAGTTTGAATCCCCAAGCATGTTTGTATGGTTGCAATACACCCGCTTGAACCTGCTGACGTTAGGGGTCAACAATTCCGGGGTGATCAACCTCTCTCCTGTAGCATCGGCATAGTCCCAATCCGACCCGATAGGGAATGCCCACAACTGATTAAGGATGGCCGTTGTACCTATCCTCGTGGCATACATGAGACCTCCCTCTATCCAAGATGAGAACGGAGATGCGTTTATGGATGGCATTGGCGGTAGGTCTGGGTCGGCCAAAGTCTGATCTATCTGCTTATTATCGATCATGAAAATCTGATCGAACGGGTCCGAGACGGTATTATACTTTGTAATGTAGCTTCTGGCCCCTGCCGCTCCTGTTGAGTGGACCAATAGCCGATCGATGTAACCTGTTGGTTCCACATTACCGAACGCACCCGTGGCGGGGAAGGTCGAGGTGCTTCCGGGAGGTATTTCAACCATGGTGTCCGACACCCATGTTGTGCTTCCCACGGTAATGCCAGAAATGGAAGCTCGGTTCACACGTGCTGCCGTCACGAAATAAAGCGATTCTATTCCGGCCGCAGGTCCATGGGTCAATGTCGCGATTCGACCGTTGTTGGTCTGCGTGAGCGCACCGGTGACTGCCTGTGTTCCGGTAGAGAATAGAATGGCGGAGCCGGATTTGCCTGAGGCGAATCCCGTCAATGATGCCCTCAGATTATAGGCGTATACCCTCGGGGTGGATATCGAATCAATGACGTACGCCGTATGCGCAGTCCATGATTCTTTGTCTCTCAATCCCATTCCACAGGCCGTTTGGTTAACCTGAGTTCCGGCATTATCTCCAAGGTAATATACCGCCTTTATATTGTCAGTTGAAACAGCCGCAGGTATCGTTGTGCCAGCAATGGTGAAGTCATCGTAGTTTACCCCCTTTGTTACGAACAGACCTCCGTTCGTTGCTGTCGCGTTCGTGTTGGCGTTTATCAAGCGTATTTCCTCAATCACGAATGGGCCCGCTGATATCACTCCAGCATTCGTCGACAACGTTATCGAGGTGTTCGAACCAATGGCCGAAATGACGTACCATGTCCCCACCTGTGTGGGGTCGGTGGTTCCGAATCCTATCCTTGCACCGACAGCAATTCTTACGTCCTGCCATCCGGTATTCACCCCTGTGACGGCCGTTCCGTTCACAGACGCCGTGCTGTTAGTGATTCCTGTATATTCATCCACCGTTACGCGGAACCCCCTTATGGTATGTGCCGTCGCAACAGGATATGTCATCAACACAAACCCCCTCCAATTTAACACGTTCGTGGTCCTATCGTAGGTGTACAACACTACCCTTCTTGTGGCTGCGGCCGTAGCATTATCTGCCAAGAACACCCAATCGATGGTGTTGCTCCACCTGTATACGAACGGATAAATGCCCGGTATCTGCGTTGATTGTTCCATGGGCCTTGCCAAGGCCACTTTGAACGGCCCAGCGTAATTCTCGACGGCTGTAACTCCCGTGTACACATTCATCAACCTGCCAAGAGTCGTAGTGGACGCGCTATAGGTGGGGTATGTTACAAACGTGCGGTTGTTGAACTGATGTTCTACTGCTCTGAGCATCTTATCAATCTAATTTGATGGTGTGTAATAGCAAAGTGACTTTCGTAACCGTGGATACGCTGTCTACGTTGATGGTAAATATGTCACCCGCGCTGAATGAGGTTGTCCACGTGGTAAGATTGCTGTCGGTGTTCTTGTTGGCTGAGGACAGTGTTGGCTTCTCAGAGCCAGATATGGTATCTGCAATGGTTGGAGGATAGTTGGCGTACGTATCCTTCCAAACATCAATCACTATGCTTCCGACGCTATCTGCTATGATGGTCCATCCGGTGATTATGCCAGTGTAAGGAGAAATGAGATACCCTTTCTGTCCCGTCGATATGACACTACCACCGCCATCCATGACGAATGTGATGCCTCCAACGTGCGTATGTCCAGTGCTGGCGAACGTATCACTCAGATTGGTACCACCAGAGATGAAGTTGCTCGCTGTAACAGACGTGAACGATGGCGACCCAGAGACGTTGATGATGGGTCTTGTTGCTGTTCCTCCCGTAGTGATATTCAGACCCTGCTGCACATACGTTGTAGCCACTGATATGGGAGCGTACATTCCGTTGAACAAGTTGGTCAACGATGTTGTGAGCAATGTGTTGCCACTATAGTATGTCGCTCCTGAAATGTTCGCCGAAACTTCGGCGTTGCCAGTCACTTTCAAGCCTGCTGCTGCCTCTACAAGAATGTTGGACACGAATCGGCCAGCATTTGATGCTGCTGAGAAAATGGAATCATTAGTAAGATATACAACGCTTGCATCGAAGTTGAATACTCCATTCGTAAGCATTGTTGGCTTCTTAACGTTGCCCTGAAAATCAGTATTTCCAATTGTCACGTCTGCGTTTGACAAATCCAGACTTGATGAAAATTGTCCCGATGAAGACGTCATCGAGGTGAATATCACCGCTCCATTGGTGTTTATGATAGGGCGTGCAATCGTTCCCCCAGTGGTGATGTTCAGGCCCGGCTGCACATACGTTGGGACCACGCTGATTGGCGCAAAGAACTGTGCCATGAGCCCGCCCAATTCGCTCGCACCGGAATACAGTGTGTTACCGCTCAATGTCGGAGCGAACGTCACCCCAGAGGAGGTCAAGTTGAACACCGATGGTGAAGCTACTAAGCTCACGCTGGGAGCATTGGGTGTTCCTCCGGTGGCTATGTTGGTTCCGGGCTGAACATAAGTCGGTGTCGACCCGGCGAACAGGCTTCCGAGTTCAGTCGCTCCGCTGAAGTAGGTCGTAGCCGATACCGATGTGCCGCTCAGGCTGGAGGTCGTGACAGCCGTGAACACAGGCGAACCGACAACATGAACGACGGGCCGAGAGGCTGTTCCTCCGGTGGCTATGTTGGTTCCGGGCTGAACATAAGTCGGTACTACACTTACGGGAGCAAACAAACCTCCAAGATCGGTCGCTCCGCTGAAGTAGGTATTTCCAGATACGCTCGTGCCTGATATCGAAGAAGCAGTAACAGCCGTGAACACCGGAGATCCGATGATGCCTACAATCGGATTTGAGGCCGTTCCCGCTGTGTAGGCGTTAATGCCGGGAGAGACTCTAGTGGCTACAACGGATATCGGAGCGAACAAGCTTCCGAGTTCGGTGGAGCCGCTGAAGTATGTCGTGGCCGATACTGATGTACCGCTCAGGCTGGATGCGGTTACGGCCGTGAATACCGGAGAACCGATGACGTGAACTACCGGACGGGAAGAAGTTCCTCCCGTGGCGATGTTGGTTCCGGGTTGTACCAGAGTCGCCGTGACCGATGCGGGAGCGAACAGGCTTCCGAGTTCCGCTGAACCACTGAAGAACGTCGTGGCCGAGATTGATGTGCCGCTGATGCTTTGCGCGGTTACGCCCGTGAATACTGGAGAACCTATAACGCCGACAATGGGACGAGAGGCGGTGCCTCCGGTATATGCGTTGACCCCCGGCTGAACATATGTAGCGACGGTCGAAGATGGGGCGAAGAGCGTTCCAAGTTCCGTGCTTCCGCTGAAGAGCGTTGTTGCCGAAATGCTGGTTCCACTGACCGACTGAGCCGTAACCCCAGTGAATATCGGAGAACCAAGAACATGAACTATCGGTCGCGATGCGGTGCCTCCCGTGACGATGTTCGTTCCGGGTTGTACGTATGTTGGAACAACGGATGCGGGAGCGAACAGGCTTCCGAGTTCGGTCGATCCGCTGAAGTATGTTGTCGCACTGACACTCGTTCCAGATATCGAAGAGGCCGTAACCGCAGTGAATATAGGAGAGCCGATGACATGAATAATAGGCCTACTTGCTGTTCCTCCCGTGGCGATGTTAGATCCGGGCTGAACCAAAGTTGCTACCACAGATGCGGGAGCGAATAGAGAACCTAGATTCGTTGATCCGCTGTAATAGGTCGTTGCCGAAACACTTGTTCCGCTGATGGTCTGTGAGGTGACACCCGTGAACGTCGGCGAACCTATAACACCAACGATCGGATTCGAGACTGTTCCTCCGGTGTATGTATTAACGCCGGGAGAGACTCTTGTTGCCAAAACGGATGCAGGAGCGAACAGGCTTCCGAGTTCGGTGGAGCCGCTGAAGTAGGTCGTCGCGCTGACGCTCGTTCCGGAAATGGAAGAGGCCGTTACGGCCGTGAAGACGGGAGAGCCGATGACATGAATAATAGGCCTACTTGCTGTTCCTCCGGTGGTTATGTTGAGTCCGGGCTGAACATAAGTCGGTGTCGACCCGGCGAACAGGCTTCCGAGTTCGGTCGATCCGCTGAAGTAGGTCGTAGCCGATACCGATGTGCCGCTCAGGCTGGAAGCGGTGACTCCTGTGAACACAGGCGAACCGACAACATGAACGACGGGCCTACTTGCTGTTCCTCCGGTGGCTATGTTGGTTCCGGGCTGAACGTAGGTCGATACCAATGATGCGGGGGCAAACAACGAACCTATGTCAGTGGACCCGCTAAAGTAGGTCGTCGCGCTTATGCTCGTTCCCGATACGGATGAGGCGGTTACGGCCGTGAACACGGGAGATCCGATTACTCCGACGATCGGACGCGTTATAGTTCCGCCCGTGTACGCGTTGAATCCGGGAGAAACATAAGTTGCTACCGTTGATGCAGGAGCGAAGAGCGAGCCGATGTTGGTTGACCCGCTGAATAAAGTCGTAGCGGAAACGCTTGTTCCGCTGATGGTCTGAGCGGTTACCCCGGTGAACGTTGGGCTCCCGAGTACGCCAACAACAGGGCGAGAAGCCGTGCCTCCCGTGGTGATGTTGCTGCCGGGCTGCACGTAGGTCGGGGTTCCACCAGCGAGAGAGGAAAGTATCGTGTTCAGAGGCGTGGAGCCGCTGTAATAAGTTGTGGCTGATATGCTGGTTCCCGATATGGATTGCGCCGTAACTCCCGTGAACACAGGTGAACCCACCACTCCGACTATCGTATTGAAAACCGTGGAGGCCGTATAGGTATTCACTCCCGGAGCCACGAACAAAGCAGAAATACCAAGATTCGTTCTGGTTGTAGCGGCTCCAGTTGGAGTTGTCCATTGAAGACCTCCATCATTCTTTACGTTGAGTCCTGTGGCTGAGTTGTTGTGAAGATTAAGTATGTCTTCAATGTTTCCAGCGTCGGTTGTGACAATAAGCGCTCCCGGTCCATTTACTGATGTTACATGAAGTCCGTGGTCATTGATTGACTCAATGTATGCTCCGGCCAAGTTGACGCTTGCCGCCTCTACTCCATACCCATCTGTTGACAAGGCTTGTATTGACGTAAAATAAGGGTTGAATGTTATAATTGCTGGAGTGGTAGCACTTGACGATAGGTTTATTCCACCATCGGCATTCACCTTCAGAAGAAGGTCGGCATCAGCAGAGTAGTTTCCACCATATGTGGAATCTGTTATGGCTGATGATACGTGCGTGTGATTGAAAGGAGAGAATATCGACCCAATGTTTGTTGATCCGCTGAAGAACGTTGTGGCCGAAACGCTCGTTCCGCTGAGGGTCTGCGAGGTGACTCCCGTGAACGTGGGCGATCCGAGGACGTGAACAATGGGTCTCGAAGCGGTTCCCCCGGTGGTGATGTTGCTGCCGGGCTGGACATGTGTCGGAACAACGGTTACCGGAGCAAACAATGAGCCAAGTTCACTTGTTCCTGAATAAAGTGTACTGGCTGAAAATGTGCCATTAAAATTTAAGTGGTTGATATCGGAAAACGTAAGTTCAGAACTCGCGGTTACAAGTCCTGAAGCATCCTTATAATACACACCATACAGACTGTTGGATGCTGCTTGATCAATGAGTTGATACGTGAATGTAACGGTGCCAGCAGATACGCTTCCTACATTCAGAAGGTCAATATTCGGATCATACGTGAACTGACTGTTACCATCTACCTTTGAAAATAATGGATTACTTGTTGGGATAGTATGCAATACACTATTCGTCGGAATGTCAAGGAACCTCAATTCCGTAAATGAAGAGAATATCAATGACGCTGCGTATAGATACGTCGCATTGCTGAATACTACTGGAGAATTGAATTCCACAAAGTCAATCACTTGAAGACGATTGACATCAATGCTCTCTAAGCTTATCGTATCCGCCAATGAAATTGTAGGTCTGGACGGAGTTCCTCCAGTGACAATGTTGGTACCGGGTTGGACATATGTCGGGATTCCTCCCAACAGATCGTTCAGGTTTGTCGACCCGCTGTATAATGTCGTGGCCGATACTGACGAGGCAAATACGGATGTGAATACGGGACTTGGTACCACATTGATCGTGGGCCTTGTTATTGTTCCACCTGTTGTGGTATTGGTGCCTGACTGGACATAAGTCGGAACTACACTGATGGGGGCGAACGTTTGGGCCAGCAATCCTCCAAGTTCATTCGTTCCTGAATATATCGTGCTACCGCTTATGTTGACAACTGTCAACCCCGAGATGGTCTTATCGTATGAAAACGATGAATCTCCCGTCATTACCTGCAACGTCCCGGCATCCTTGAAAAGTACCGCTCTTTGTGGTATCGTATTGTGTATCGATACCACATCATTGTGGAAGGCTATCACGCCCAGAACGGATGTGGTCGTTCCTGTGACCGATCCAAGCAGTACGCTTCCTATCAGAGAAGTGGTTCCAGTGAGTATGTAAGGACCTCCCGTTCCGCCGCTTTTGGGAAGATAGGCACCAAGAGACTGCTTCGTTGCGAAAATGCCCGTTATGTCCTCGCTGCCTAGATATACAGTGCTGGATGAAAGGATAGTGGCGTATAGCCCATTAACGAACACGCTGTTTTCATCAGATGAGTAGTACATGGACGGATTGGTCTGAACCAATCCGTTGTTCTTGTAATAGAAATACTGATCCGTGTTCCCTGCGGAAGAATCAGCCAAAGAACCATCAAACCATATCGTACTGGCGCTTGATGAATCCGATGTGACGGATGAAAATACCGGGTTTCCAACAACTCCTACCACATGACCGAAAACGCTCATGCCGGTGTACGCGTTGTCGCCCGGAATTATGTTCAATGTACCTCGTGAGAACAACGACCCAAGCTCAGAGGTACCAGAATAGTAGGTCACAGCGGAGACTACTGCACTTCCCGAGAACAGCGGACCCATGAATTCATACTCCGGACGGGTCAGATGATAGAATTCCCCGGTCTTGTCATTCCCTCCATGCAGGGCGGTAAGTCCACTGTGCGGCGGGGTTGGCTTGAGATACGAAGACATCGGGACGCTTTCGAATAAATAGAAAGCCACTGGGGATACAAAAAACTTTCACTAGCGTATTTATGAGAAACCAAACACAGAATCTCATGGCAGATATGTTCCGTCCTGTGCCCATCGATCAAGAGCCTCTCTTGCAGAACCGATTCGCACTGGAATTCCCTACAGAGATCGGTATCGACCAGTTCATCGTTCAAACGGCCAAGAAGCCCAGCTTGAACATCACTGCGGTTGAGATACCCTACATGAACAGCATGAACTTCGTCGCTGGCCGCGCTGTGTGGCAGCAGATGGAAATCAGCTTCATCGATGTCATTGGCCCCTCTACGACCCAGAAGGTCATGGAATGGGTCAACCTCCACTACGAATCCTCAACGGGCCGTGCTGGATACGCAGTCGGTTACAAGAAGAACCTCGTTCTGAAGGCTCTTGACGGACCGGGTGTCGACGTGCAGAAGTGGACCCTCATCGGTTGCCAGATCGTTACCGCCGACTTCGGTGAGTTCGACTACGGAGCAGATGATGTTGTTCGCATCAACGTCACGCTCCAGCCCGACAGGTGCATTCTGAGCAACTAAGCTCTACGGCATACTGTCATGGCAGACCTTCTGCGTGTATATCGACGTTTCTATCATATTCAGTCGTCGTCCTACACGCTCATGGATCCGCTATCGCTCACGGCCATAGTGCGGAACGTATCTCTGGGGAACACCGTGGTCGAGGCGACCGCCTCAACAGTGAACACAACGGTCGGCGTGTATTACGCCGACCTTGTTCCTTCTCTGTACGACAGTGACCATGAGTACGAGATAGAATGGCAGGTCGTTTATGAGAGCGGGGCGCCCAGCAGAAGCCTCTACACCATGTTCAGGTATCCGGACCAAGCGGTGCAACAGTCAGCGGCGGTCGTGCGGGAACTGGACTTCGAGGTGATCAATGAGCCTGCCCTAGGAATAGAGATCAACAAACATGTTCTGAAGTACACCATAGAACGCGATTGACCCATGCCACTCACCAAGTCGGATTTCACCATCAAGCGCAACGATACGCTACCAGCGCTTCGCTTGAACATCTACGACCGTGGCTGTTTGGGCCAGACCGAGCACTTCGACCTCACCGGTGCAACCGGGGTCACCTTCACCATGATGGACTCCACCGGCAATTACAAGATCGCCAAGAAGGATGCTGTCATCGTTTCCTTGACTGGGGGCACCATCCAGTACAATTGGGCGGCCGAAGACACTGATGAGGGCGGCTTGTTCAAAGCGGAGTTCCAACTCCAATACGCCAATGGTGGACGCCTGACGGTACCACAGCAAGGTTTCATTACCATCGAGATACCCAAGGACATTACCTTCGATTGATGAAACATTTGCGCGCCATCGTCCGTATAACACTACAGGAGATGGCATCCAAGGCCAATATGAAACGATTCGCTCAGGTACGCCAGATGGCCGACCCTGATGTCCAACGATACATCGCGTTCTTGGACAATGCCAAGACCCAACGTGAACTTTCCGGCAAGAGCTATCCAACAGACCACATCGAAGGCTTGCGTGACCGCACCGAGACCTTTGATGGAGAGACTCTTCTGAGCGTTCTGTTCGATATGAAGCACGAGCGTGACGCGGAAATATCGCGCGAAATGAAACAGCGCGAGCGCGCAGCCATCGATGCCCGCAAGGCAGAGCGCCAGACCAAGAAGGATGCGCTGACCGCCAAGATCCAGCGGGGGTTCAACAACCCGGTGCTGAAGGCTGCCCTCGACAAGATAGGCGATGGCTTCCACATGAAGCTGAAGGAGCGGTACGTTGGGCACCGGACCAACGAGGTGAAAGGATACTTCACCGATGGAGTGTTCAACCTGAAGGATCCCGGCTACATGGACACCAGCCGTGAAGGTCGCGCAGCCAGAAATCACTACCATGAAGTGCGTGCCGCACTATGGATGTTCTTCCAGAAGAAAGAGAGCTACTCCGACAAGAATGAATACCTCATTCCCAATTGGGAAGCAGTGATCGAACGCGAGGGCCAGCGTTACGCTGATGAGATCGTCAACTCTTGGAAGAACAAAATGTCCCTGAAACTGGGCGAGGTTATCGACAGCAAGGGAGGGGCCGATATCGGTCTCAATGGCGAACTGTGGAGCGAGTACATGACCTTCACCTTCGCTGACGGCTCCAGCTTCAACATGCGCACCTCTCAGGTGTGGTCCAGAAGCAAGTTGGGAAAGGAATTCTGCCGTTTCCCCACCACGTTCCACAATGTGAAGTTCAGCGACGGAACATTCATGCAAGTGCCATCGGCCAGCAAGATGCAAGCCGATTTCGGCATCTCCGACTCACAAGGGTGAAACATTTCACCCCTTTCCTTCGTATAATAGAAGAAAGCGATCATCATGCGCAAGCTTCTGACCTGTATTTCCATCGTTCTCTGCTCCTTCTGCCTCGGCCAGACCTACTACGAGCCTCAGGTCTCCGACTCGGTCTCCGCGCGGGAGATGACCCGGAAGGAGAAGCGAGAATCCAAGAAGTTCCACAAGGCGCACGAACACCCCAAGTGCTACTGCCCATACCAGCAGTCCACAAGCGTGTGGCATGACGTCTGGAACAGCGGCATCGTCGGAACCGTCAAAGCCGTATACCAAAGCACGGTCAAGCCTCAGGTCATCGGAGAAGCTGTCGGCACCCTGCAAAAAGCGGGACAGGATTCTCCTCTTCCGACCATCGCGGCCTCCACAGCGACAGCGCTCACTATCAGCGAAGTGCATAAGTCGCGCAGGCACCAACGCAACAAGCAAGCCCCACAAGCAGGTCGCGCATGCGACTGCGATCCATGTCCGTACCACGGCCAACGATATCACTCCAACACCAAAACGCACTGACGACCATGGACGGCATCAAGGTAGGCAAGACCCTCATCGGCAAGATCCGTGAGGCCAAGGATGAAATGGTGATAGAGGTAGCGGGGACCAAGCATGGCGCTCCATTGACCTCCATCAGCTTGCAGGACTTCATCTACAAGCACATGAAACCGTTCGATGGCAAGGTGGTCTCTATCACCATCACCTTGGACATCGATGAGAAATGAACATCACCCTTAAACCAAAACAAGAATGAACCCGATACACTTCATCTTCAAAAGCGGCTGGATCTTCCTGCTCGCTGCACTGACGCTCATCCTGTGCTCGGTCTTCGTACAATTCGGTCCCGAACTGGTGATTGCCCAATGGGACCCCTCTCCGGTCATGTCGTTGGGACACAAGATCGGCCTCTTCCTCACGGGAAGCTGGCTGGTCACCATCCTCTTGTTCCGCGTGTGGCAACGCGGAAGCTGATGGTCAAATAAGTTTGGCGAGCCTCTGCATACGCAACGCCTCACTGACCATGGCTGGCTGTGCGGCGACTTGTGGAGCAGCGTTCTTCTGGGCATTCGGTATCGCCCCGGATACAGCGCTGAATTGACGAACGAAGCTCTTTCCGGTCAGCTTCTTGTATTGGTTGTTGAGGCTGTGGATCTTCTGGACCAATGACTCTATTTCCCCTTGATTGTAGGTGTCTGCCACTTTGTTCTTTACGTTGCTAACTGCCGTACCAACAGCTTGACCCGCGTTCTTAACGCCCTGCCCTGCTGCGGCGATTGCATCCATTCCCTTGTTGTTCATCTTGGTAGCGAAGTTGTCGACCTTCGTAACCGCATTGTCCACGCCTTGAGCAACGGCACTTCCGGCTTTTTTCACGGCGCTACCTACCGCATTGGCCCCTTTCTTGGCCATGTTCTTGAGGCCACCCCATAGCTCCTGCAATTCCTCTGGTGTAAACTCTCCCTCAATGGGAACACCTTGCTCATAAAGCGAAAAAGCGTGTTCAATCAGCGTGCGTTGATGACGCTCTCTTTCTTCTTTGATGACTTTGCGGATGTCTTTTGGCATGACCTAGGAGATATCTCATAAATAGTCTCACACGGTCAGTTTCGCTCTCCATGAAAACCTCATATTTCCGCAGTCCCAAATGCGGTCCATACCCAATAATTGGGCCAGTTCCCACTCTGTCATGTTCACCGCCTTTTCCTTTGTCAGTAAGTTTGCATCAACTACTCTGTCCAACACGACGTTCTTGCGGTAAGAAAAGCGATGAAAACGCCTTCTATAGTCGCCTTTGTTGAAGTACCAATAGTTGGGCCTGCTGAACCCGTCGAACTCAAACCCGTTCTTGGTGTACACCGTAGACTTTGGGTCATAGCCACTCCACCCGATGTCGGCATATGTCACAATGAGTTCTGGTTTGTGGACACCCGTGAAGTGCTTCAACAGTTTAGAGAAAGCACCTATTACATTGTAATCTATGACACTTGCAAACCTCACCAATTCATAGTCATTGGACTTGTCCATTTTGCTTCCAAGCGCCCTTCTACGAGAGCCGAATGACATGGCCGACACTAATTTCCCATCATTAACAAGTCCATAAGCCAGCCTCGACGGAGCATCTCCTTGAATGTGGTTCGATTCGAAGAAGTTCCGTTTACCTACAAAATCCAATTCCACGACCTTGCAGTTTCTGGCTCCGATTCTATTGTGACACATTCCAATTGAAGACATAATACGTGAAATACTAACTTCTGGCCTATCTGTTATCTCATCCTCGAACACATGTATCAATCGTAAGCCGTTTTCATACGCCAGTTTCGTCTTGGTCAAATGATAGTCTTTCGTTTTGTCTCCTCCCCTCTCCGAGTGGTAGTAATTTCCATTGAACTCGATGGCGACGCCGTGCTTTTCCATAACCAAGTCAAGTTCATATCCGTGTATGTGACGCCTTGAATTCTCTATGAATTCCATACCGCTCTCAATCAATTTCCTCCTTAGCATTTCATGTGTCATTGGACTTGTCGGAGATGGATGGCACTTTCTGCATATCGGTATGGTCGGATTGCAGAACTTGCGTTTGAATTCATGGTCGCATATGGTACATTTGAAGCCATACTCCTTGTATCCTTCATGTGAGCGAAAGCCTGTGAAGTTGTCAAGTAATTCAATGTTATTGGCCTTCAATTGAAGTATCAATTGATATTGCTTGGTCGCCTCTATATTGGACAACCAAGTTGCTGCCACTTTCTTCTTGAACTCCTTTGTCTTGGAGAAGTTGTCCGTGCCATATCTTTCCAAAGAAGTATTCTTTGATCTCTGCTTGATTTCTTCATTCCCAAGAGGAGTATCCACGCCATAGTTCTTACGCAATGTTTCCTTCGCCTTTTCAACAATATCCTTCCTCTTCATTGCATGGTCGTGTCCATATGTCTCCAACATGGTTTTCCTTGCCTTGTCCCTGTTATTGTAGTTCTCATCGCCGTAGAGCGCAATCTTCGTTTCTCGACTTTTTTCCATGTTGTTGTAAGACTCATCTCCATATCTCTCCAACTTGGAGGCTTTGATCTTGGCTGCGCGCTCTGAACCGTTCTCTTTCAAACCATTCCTCATGCCGTCTACAGCCTTCTGCTGTATTGCTTTCACCTCGAAAGTGCTGGCTACACCATATTTCTCCATGACCGCTTCTTTGGTTCGCTCCATACGAGCGGCTATGTTCTCCGGCCGGGACTGCCAATCCAATCTGCATGGCTCTGAACAAAATCGACGCTCGCGCTTCACCCTCTCCTCGAACAAGGTCTTACAGACCGGACATGTCCTGTTCTCATAGGTCTTTTTCCTCTTGATTAGATTGGCGCATTCCCTTGAACACGTGTCAGCTTTGTGAAATCGTTTTTCCTTGCCACATATGATACATCCATTTGGTTCCATGTTCATCCTACCAGTGTACTAGAGTTCAATGGTAAATATATGAAAATAACCAATACAACAAAAAGAGCCCACAAAGGGCCCTCATTGTTGAAACCTGTACTTAGCTTAGAACTCCTCGAAGTTCGCGCCTGTAGGTAGAATTTGGAATGTCAGGTCGATGAATTCTGCCACTCTGGTCGGCTTGACTTGGATCTTGCCGATGAGCATGTTCCTATCGATGGTCTCCGGGGTGTTGTTGCTGGAATCCATGGTGACCTTGAAGGAGGTGAGTCCGCGCTGGTTCTGGATCTGCAAGAGCATCGGCTCCACTTTCGCCAAGAACTGGTCACGCAGGGTCTGGTCGTTCTGCTCGAATACCAGTCCGAAGGATGCGGCCGCCACAAGTCTTTCGATCTGTAGCAAGAGCCTGCGGACGTTGATGCGGTCCAGAGCGCTCTCCTTGATCTGAAGGGTCTTCTGACCCCAGATGAGCACACCTTGCTGCGTTGAGTCGGTGATCGGGTTGATCCTTCCGGCGTACAGCACGTCTCTCTCGGGCTTGGTGAGCTTGATGTCGGCCCTGATCACATTGTTCGGCATTGCGCCACGGATCAGACCAGCAGGAGCGTTCCAAGGGTGGTACTTGTTGTCGGTGAAGGCCATCGTCCTGACAACCGCGAACGTCGGTGCCATGTACACGTAGCGGCTGGTGTTGATGTCAGCCACCTGAATCCATGGCCAGTACGTTGCTGCGTAGCTGGTATCGATACCCGTCAGTTCAAGAGCTTCAACCACTTCATCAGGCGTTCCCTTGACGTCACCAACGGTGATACGCGGGGCATCCATGATGTAGAACAGGTCTGCGCGCTCTTCCACCATGTTGAGAGCGTATTTGACGATCTCCTCGTTGTTCTGGAAGTCCACGCCAGCGGTAGCCATGATGTTCACGTCCACAGCAGCGTCGCTCGCGAACTGGTCGATAGCGTCCTTGTACACCTGAATGTTGTTGTCCTCACCGGCAGCGAATTCCTCGTAGCCGTATGTGTAGGTCTTGTACTTGTTCCATCCATCGAAACCTCCGTATGGCAGAACAGTGAACTTCAGCTTGCTCTTATCAACAGCGCCTGCGGTGTTGGTATAAGCCGTCATGGAGTTCTTGTTACCCACGGCGAACTCCGTCACCGATGCGGTATTTTCCATGTGGAAGCCCTTCGTGGTGGTCTTTCCAGTGGTGGTTGCACCTTGGTACTGGAAGATGTCATGCTCCACGTTCTGTGCAGCATAACGCACACCCACAACACTTGAGGTCAATGCGGTGTAGCCCAGTTCCGATGCGCCCAAGTAGGTCTTTGGAACTGAATCTCCACTGAAGTAGACCGTCTTGTAGTAGATGTTCGGCGTGATGGTGACGGTGCTCGCGTCAGGAGCGATATCCGTCGTACTGCGCAGTTCGTATCCACGGAAACCGGCAGGAACAGTGTCCAACGGCCATGAATCTGCCATCTCAATCTCGATGAAGCCGGACTTTCTTGGGTAAGGCTCATCTCCAACAGAACCGATGATCCTTTCGATGAACCTCGTGCTGTTGATGTCGAGAGACAATCTTGAGAACCTCTCGATGATGTTGAACGAATCGAAGTCGTTCTTGTCGTAGTAACGAACAACGAGGTCGAACAGATTGTTGTTCAGATCGATGTTCGTGATGGAAACCTTGATCTCCTTGTTGGAGGCATCACCATCGCTGCGCGTGTGGACCCTGAAGAGGTTCTTCACGGTACCACCGATGACGCGGGAAACGATCCAAGGGGTCTTGGCGTTCGTGTACTCGTCGGTGTAGTCGGCGTAGTCTACGTTCGTGTTGTTGATGTACACGAGCCTTGGGTAGATACCTTTGATCTCGCCACGCGCTGCCGCCTCACGTACAAAGTGCGGGAATATGCTCTCCACGTACAGGTTGGTCGTACCAGCGAGCACTTCGGGGCTCTTACCTAGGTTTTTGGCCAAGTAATCGGTCCTTGTCTCGTCGAGGGACACGCGCAGGTAGGGAACCGTCTCTGCCGTCAAAGGACCAGTGGTGGCCGAAAGAACGAAAGAGGCAAGCGGTGAACCGGAAACCAACTGCCAGTTGCCAAGGATAAGATCGGTCTGCGCGCTGAAGTATGGAACGCCATTATTATCGGCCTTTGAGCGGATAACAGCGAGCGTAGTACCGGACTTCGAACCAGTGATGGTGTTGGCGGAGAAGTCAGCTACCAACAGCCATGCAGGCGTATTGGTGAACCCTTGCTTACCAAGAACGCGGCTCACGAACAACTCGCTTGACTGGGTCAAGAAGGCGTCGGTGATGTAGGTTGCTGGATACCTGTAGTCGGTACCTCCGAAACGGAGTACGTTCTCATCGGCGGTTGAGATCTTGATCGCTTCGAAAGCGGGACCCTTGGGGAACTTACCTACGACAGCCAACTTCGTCACACCGATGCGCGAGGCAAAGGCGGTAAAATCCTGTTCCGTGGTATAGACACCGGGTGAGATGAATACGGTTGCCATATCTTATTTGCTGGTTTTCTTTTGGTTGGTTCTGACCCTCCTACACAATCGGCTCGCGATCATGTTGCTCATAAATAGGAGCATTTTTTCAGGACATCTGAGCATTTCTGGTCTTTCCCGAAAAAGGAACGCGGGGTGTCTTTTAGGGACCCCCGCGTTCCTTTCAGTCCATTGTGCTAGAAGGAATGCGGCCTCTATCACAACGATGTTGTTGTTATCAGTTGTACTTGATCTGGAAGCGCCCCTTCACCTGCTTTTCAACAGTTGTCTTGCGACGCGAGAAAGTGGCCTGCGGTGTGCTTGCAGAATAACCACCATAGGCGGCGAAGTTGCCTTGCGTATATGTTGTGCCCGTGTCGACGAACTGAAGGGTGCTCACCGATAGGCCATCGTTGTAAGGGTTGACGATGTTCGTTGTGGTGGCGCTCAGCGAGGCTGGCTTGGTAGCGGCGAAATTGCTGATCACCATGTTGTTCTTCACGGCATTGATGTCAACAAGATCAGTGATGTTGAGGCTCTCGAACGGCTTCAACCTCATTTTCTTCATCTTGCCCTGAACCTTGTAGAAGACAGTGGCGGTCCTAGCCCTGTTGTTGGTGACTTTCATATCTTGGTTGGTTTTGTTCTTAGGTAAATAGCATCAAATCGGCTGTCAGTCCCTGCTTTCAGTTATTTTGACCGAGACCCTAGTCACGGCGTTGTGCTTCTCGAATTCCGTAGGGTCCACAAGCTTGCCGAACACCGTTATGGGGAAAGACACTTGGTATATCCTCTCATCGTCCAGATCGACCTGATTATCCTCTGATGGGTCGTTCATGATGCTCCTCACCTGATGTCCGTTCACGGTCATGTAGGCCTGACGATCACTGTAGGTGAGCATCATCTTCTCATAGAACTTGTTCACGTCCCTCATGTAGGAAGAAACGAACCTGATCTCATACTCGATGTCCACGTATGCTGGCTGCGGTATTTTGTAGATGTCGTACCCCTTGGTGGTGCCGTTGAACTTGGGCACCTTCACATAGGTGAACTTCCTGCGCACGGGAATTGTCCGCTTCATCGGGGAGGTACCTTGCTTGACGCTCTTCCGATAGAACGCGATGAGGGGTCTGGATATCTCCTCCCCCTGCTCGTTGGTCATGTTCTGCCAATACTGCTTGCGTTCAGCCCAAAGTTCCTGTGTCACCTTGATCACCGGCACGGTGCGCATGTTATCATTGGAATCCACAAGAGAGAAGTTCAGTCCGACGAAGTAGTCGAAGAGAGCCTTGTCAAAGTCCAAGATCTCAAGCCGTTGAGGCAGGTAGTTGCTGTTCTCGAACTGCTTGTCCAGTTGGGACCCAATGTTGTCGGTGATGCTCATGGATGGATGTCTCTTTCTAAATAGGACTTGCTATCTGAGAAAGATCGCGTATACTTGCGCCAGCTTTTGCTCCTTCATCAAGCTGTTTCTCTTCTAGGGGGTCTGGATCAGCGAAGGAGATTTACACTGCATGCGCAAGTCGCGTCGTAGGGTAAGATCGAGCCAACACTTCAGGCTGTCATTTTGACGCCTTGGGGGAAAGGGGGTCTCGATTTTCTCTTGCTAAGGCAAGAGTTTTCCCTACTTCGCAAGTCCCACCCCTCCAAAATCACAGTACTCAAAAAAGACCTTGTATAGCACAACGCGCGAAACCCGATCAGCGGGCCTTGAACTTGTCCTCGTCCACCTCGATCGCCTTGACACTGACGTAGAATCTTCTGTCACCTCCGTACGAGTACTCGTTGTTCAACTGTGAGAACCCATCGTCCTTGATTTCGAAATACTGGCCCTTGAACATCAGAAAGTCTCCAACCTTCATGTCAAGCTGCACATGCTGACCGTCCCGCTTCAAAAGCAGCCCTACCTCCACGAGGTGCTCCAGATAGATGTGGGCCGTCATGGTTCCGACGCCACGCTTCATGATTCCTCCCGGAACCTGCTGTCCGACCCCTGTGGACTCGATATCCAATCTTCCGTAGATCTGCACGGGCTCCTTGTAGACCTTCTTCTTGGATTCTCCATAGAAGTCCGGAACGGTCTTCTTCATGTCGATACGGTACAGGATAAAGCTCTCCTTGAGCCATCCCTCTGTCAATTCGCGTCCTACCGATGACAAGAAAGCGACATCTTCCTCTCCCAAGAAGAGTTCAATGCCTTTTGGCTTGTGCTCGTGGTCGCCCTGCTCTTGTGGTTGACCCTGTATCTCATTGATGTCCATCAGTCAACATATATGCCCATGGGAGTGTATCCTAGGCGCTTGCTGATGGATTCCTCCACAGCGGCCCTGTTCTCCATGATCTTCTGGTATGAGTACTGCTCAAGGTCGTCCTCCAACTTCTTGAAAAGCCTTTCCTGCTGCGTTGTGAAGTACGTCTGTAGCGCATCGGCGTTCAGCGTTACCTTGTCGCCCGGAATGGGGACTTCACTGAACTTTCCACGTATGAACGACAACACCAGTGAACATCTGGCGAACGCGTAGTTATAGACCCAGTTCTTGGCCACAGAGTTCATCTGCGCATATGAGATGAACTGCAACTTGGCGTCAGCGGGGGTTGCCACCAATCCATTGCCGTATTCAGTGGTAGCGGTGTAGCCGGGGTTGGCTGATGTGCCGGAGAACAACGGGTTGCCATAGAAGCCCGGTCTATCGTAGTAATAGTAGAACACGGTTCCCGGAGTGGTCGCAGCGCCGCCTATGCCCAAACTGGCAGCCGATAGTCCATTGTTGCTTCTGGGGATCGGATACAATCTGATCTTTCTTTGACCGTCAGGTCCGGCGTGTATCGAATAGGAGTATTCAGAACCACGCACCCTGTTCCTGAGTTCGGCCGCCTGTGCTGTGAGGATGGTGTCGAACACCGGCATCACATGGTAAAGTGTGTGGCCCGCGAATGAAGCTCCGAACTCACTGAACGCGATGTTCGTATTGCTGTGGGGGTCCAGACCGAACAGGTTGATGAACGATGGGGTGTACCAAAGAACTTCGTTTATCTCTCGTCCGGCAGGCACGAGGTAGTCTTGAGTTCCACCAGTCAGTGCGATAGAGGCCAATTTCATCTCACGGGTGCCGTGAGCGCCCATGCCCATCTGTTCTGATACGTGGTTCTGGAAGCTCTGTTCCCAATAGAGCGTGTTGGCGACGTACTTCAGGGTGAAGTCTATCTCATTCGGCAGTCCGAGCATTTCACCAAGACGATTGCGCAGGAACCAATCATTGATGTAGCTGGAGTACTCCTGAACGGCCGTACACAGTTCGGACTCTATCTGCTCATCCTCAAGCTCTACCTTGACGATGGGCGCACCAAAGCCACGACGCACCCTGTTGATGATGGCCGTCTTCTCCTCGTTCGTAACGCCACTGAGGCATCCTATGATCTCACAACTCATCAGATGAAGCGTTTGGTTAGGCCGTTAACACCCATGTTGTTGGGCGAGAACCCGACGAATGTCCCTGAGTTCACCACGATCCTTCCGCACAGCACGTTGATACTCTGGTGGGCTGTCAATGTGGCGGTCATGGAACCACCTCCAAGTGCGTATATGGTGACCGATCCGTTGGCTATGCAATAGACCTCATGGACCACGGTAGCACCAGTCGCTTCTCCGTATGGACCATTGGTTCCGCCAGTAAGTGTGATGATCTTGTAGTTAGCGTTCGCTGTGGCCATATGAGTCCTATTTACCCTAAATAGGACAACGTAAGTTCGCCCTACCGTCTTTCATACTCCAACTGAATGAAAAAGAGCAAGTTCGTGAAGATGATGGCATCAACCACGGGAAAACAGGTAATTTTCAAGGATGACAATGGCATTTCCCGTGTTGGCAAGCTCGTTGGTGCAGGGCCCGTCCCGGACACCATAATGATGAGCTACGATGACATGGAGATCGTTGTCCATCGCAAGAACATCATTGGAAAGGTCAAGAAAACACGATGGTTCGGTATGAGCCACCTTCCACCATATAAGAGGGATGTGCTGCTGGAGTCGATGAACGGTGATACCAAACTCGGCTACCTTTTGGACAACGCCGATCGGGATTACTACGAACTGGAGTCAGACCACTTCCATAGTCCATATTGGCACAAGCCAATGCCAGCCAGTGACTTCACGCGGTGGAGCCTCGTGTGAGGTCCGTTCACTTCTTTGCGTTGTCGATCACCTCTTCTACTTTCTTCCCGTACCTGCTCTTCAAGTACCATCCGCCCACTCCGGAGCCCAACATCAACACGATGGTGCCGAAGCTCTTCGAGAAGAAGTAGACAGCGGCCAACCCTAGCGCAACAGCGCCTATAGTGTAGAGCTTTTCTTTTGTGATCATGTTCATTATGTTTTCTCTCAATAAATATGAGAGAACATGGATAAGCAATTGACCATCGGTGAAGAAAGGGTACGCACGGCGTTCAATCCGAGCGCCGAGGGTATCGTGGACAAGATCAAGCAGATGAGCGCTGAACTCATCAACATGTGCGAAGAACTGAAG